GAGTGTAAGATGAGAGTTGTCTGTATAGTCGATTATGTAACACAAGTTGCATTATCTCCTATATGAGACCAACTCAAATCTTGCTTAAATTCTCTATCTTCTGATAGATCATTTACTCAGGATCCAAGACATACTTGAGAGGAAAACGAACACTCGTTCTGATCAATTGATTTAAGTTCCGCAACAGATAGATTCCCACTTGAGCTTCAAGTAAGACTTCTTGGATTTATATTCCAAGATCTTAAATTTGCTCAAGCCTGAGGTGATCTCTTAACCAAACCCACTATTCTAGACCACACTGGAAATCCTATAGCTTATGCTGTAGGGCAACCAATGGGTGCAAAGAGTAGTTGAGGTGCTTTTGCTTTAGCTCACCATATGCTGGTTCATTATTGTGCCCACTTATGTGGATTCAATAATTTTAATCAGTATATACTTTTAGGTGATGATATCGTTATAAAAAACGATATTGTTGCCAGAAAGTATATGGAGGTTTTGGCAAAACTCGGTGTTAAAACATCTGAGGCAAAGACACATGTATCTAAAGATACATATGAATTTGCTAAAAGATGGTTTAAAAGAGGTCAGGAGGTTTCTGGTTTACCTATGAGAGGATTGATAGATAATATCATCAATCCCTTCATAACTTGATATATATTATTCGATCACTTTATGGTGAAAGGTAATATATATTTAGGTAGACAGTCTCTAAATCATTTGGTTGCAAACTTTTACTCAAAGGCTCAATTATGGATCTTCAAGAACAAGAAATGGACAAAAGTCCCTTTCCGTTCTAGAAAAGACATGTTGAACCAGATCAAGAATTTCAGTTTTACCATACGAATTACTAAGGGTTTAGCCACATACGAAGAAATTAGACATTTCTTTGCTGTTGCTACCCGTTATAACGAGTATGTCATAGCTGGACCTGCAATATGTCTTCTGGAAATCAGAAGAGTATTCGGTAACGCTATGAACTGAATGGTTGCTCTATCAACGAAGAAAATCGAGGGAATATTTGATGAGTTGCAGAAAATTGCTGTAACTTACCAAGTACCCCTTGAGCTTCTTCCGCATCTTCCAATATTTTCTGCAATAGAGAATAGGGTTAAACAATTATTAAAATTGCAAAACCTTATTAATCTATCAAAGATAGATATTAAAGATGCTGTTGATACCTTACTAATCCTAGATATTGATTCAGTTTCAGCACTAGATCGAAAAACATTCGAGATAGTTATGAAAGCTGGAAGAATTACTAGGTTAGTCCAAAAACATCTTGCTTTTGATCCAGAATATACTGTACCAAGGGCCAGAAGTTTAGGAGTAGTAAAGGCAACTAGAGATCTCTTCCACAAATTCAAGGTAGCAAAATCTACCTGGAAAGTAGGCGAGTCCTAGAAGGATTCTTGATAGTTGAGTGGTTTGGAACAGAGTTTTAACTGTTGGCGTGCCGTCCCTAGAGACGGAGTCCAGCTAAGGGGGTTCAACC